GTTGAAGGTTGAGCCCATGACTCTTAAAGCGCTCGTCCGTGAGCGTATTGAGGCGGGTAAAGAAATGCCAACGGAACTTTTCAACATATTTGTTGGAAATAAAACAACAATAAAAAAGAAACAATAAACATGAACCAAGTACAAAAAAAAGAAGAAGCAGGCGCATTGTCTACGAATCTATTCGAAGCTGATGCAAATGCTGGCTCTCAGAACATGACGCAAGAAGATCTTGCATTACCATTTCTGAAAGTTTTAGGACAATTATCTCCGGAAGTTAATAAACAAAATGCCAAGTTTATTAGTAGTGCAGAACCTGGAATGATTGTAAACAGCGTGACCAAAGAGCTTTATGATGGAGCCAAAGGTATAAATATTATACCAGTCCATTATGAAAGACAATATGTCGAATGGCAGGACAGAGGTCAATCTGGAAATGCTCCTGTAGCAATCCACAGTGCAGACAGTGATATCGTGAGTACAACTACTCGTGATAAATCTTGGAAGGATAGATTACCTAATGGTAATTATCTGGAAAACACTGCTAATCACTTTGTGATTCTTATGGGCAAAAGTCCATCAACAGCATTGATATCTATGAAGGCTACTCAATTAAAGATTAGTCGTAAATGGAATTCAATCATGATGGGTCTTAAGCTACAAGGTAAGAACGGCTTATTCACACCGCCAACATATAGCCACATTTATAATCTAAAGACTGTTCAGATGTCGAATGACAAAGGAACATGGTTTGGATGGGATGTGTCTAAAGTTGGACCGGTTACTGATAAAGGTGTTTATGCGATTGCTAAAAGCTTTGCTGAAAAAAACAGCAAGGGTTTAGTAAAAGTTAAACCTGAAACTCAAGAAGCAACTAAAAAAACAATNAATTTGTAGTTCCTAGGGAGTGGGCGGCGAAGCGAGAGTGGATCCGCCCATAAAAATTATGANAGAGAATAAAATTGATGGACCGATAACCTATGACCAATGGATTGATCTTGGATACACTATCATTCCTTGTAAGGGAGGCATGCCTGAAAAAGAAGCTAAAGGGTGGTCTCACCCGGATTTTAGTATAAAGAAAGAAGAATGGAAAAATACCCACCCCGATTGTGAAATAGCCTTAAGGCTCGATAACCTAATTGATTTAGATATTGATAATTCAATAGCAAAAAGATTTGTAGATAAATATATAATAACTTGTGGGGCTATATCAGGTAGACCNGGTAATCCTAAAAGTCATTATTGGTGGAAAGNTCAATTAAAAAAAGCAACTTTTTCTTTACCAAAAGATTTAAAAAAATATTATGAACATGCTCCTCATGGAGCAACACTTTGTGAAATAAGAAGTGGAAATAAATTTTATACAATAGTTCCGGGCTCCTTACATAATAAGAATCGCGAATATGTAAGATGGGAACACTATGACAGTATAAAGGAATACCCAGGAGATTTAAATAAGGACTTAAGAAAGATAGCCTTATCAACAGCCCTTTGTATTTTATATGCACCAAAAGGTTCAAGAGATGAATATTGCACCGCGATAGCAGGAGTATTAATTAAACAAACTAACTGGAAGGATGACGAAATTAATGATTTTATTGATAATCTTGCGGTAGCAGCCAATGATGACGAAGCTGAAAGTAGAAAATCTAAAGGTACAACAGCCAGAAAGGCAAATAGAATTTTTGGAATGCCTAAACTTGCTGAAATACTTGAGTGTGAAATAAAAACAATTGCACATTTATTTAGTTGGATTGGAGCAGAAGACAAATCTTTAGCTGATGTTAAAGTAATTGCAGAGGAATCTATCGGAGATATTATTGAATATGGTCAGGACAGATACAAGATAGAAGTAACCGGAAAGTTGGAAGGTCAGATAATTAAAAAAACAATTATCGTAGATGGACCCACGCTCATGAATCAAAAAGCATTTTACGATGCAGTTATTTCACAGGCACAGGTTTGGATTCCTAAGATGAAAGTTGGAGATTTTGAAACATACATGAGAATGAAATTTGAAACAAGAATAAAATCAAAAAACTACGTAGAAGAAGCTAATGAGGATTTAGTCTTCGTAAAACATTTTACGAATTACATTAAATTAAAGAAGGCTTTTACTGATAAGAAAGAATTAGCTAATTATAGTTTACCTTGGTTTAATAAATCAAACAATTCACTAGAATTTAATTTAGATCAGTTTGAAGACTATTTACAAAGTCAAAAAGTAAATTTAAAAAGGGTTGATTTAGTATTGAATATTCAAGATATATTAAAAGCTCAGAACATACATGGAAAATATAAAGGGAAATCTCTCGTGTCTTGGAGAGTAGAGAACCCAGAGCTTGCACAAGAAGATATAATTTTAGAAGGAGAATACACGGAAGAAACGGAGGCGATAGATTTTGAAAAAGATAGAACCTAGATTTATTGCTGGTCCTCCAGGTACAGGTAAAACTCACATTTATATTGTTGAAGAACTTTATCAAGAGTTATTACTTAAATACCATCCAGACAAAATAATTATTCTTTCTCATACAAAGGTAGCTGCTAATCAAATTAAAGATGCAATTTTAGCATTACCTATAATAAAAGAAAGAGGCTTTACCAAAAAATCTATGAAGTATAAAATTTGTACTATTCATAGCTATTGTAAAAAGAGACTATTGCCCAAAGACAAATTTGAATACGAAGACCATAAAAAATTAATTATACAAAACAGATTATTTGGTAGAGATCCTTCAACAGATGTTGATAAACACGCTCTATATAAATTTAGATCAGATGCAGCTGGGAGAGGATTACTAGATAAATTAGATGAATATTGGAGAGTCTGTGATCAAAAATCTTATAATCCCTACAGTATTGAATTAATTAAAGAGCTTCTTCCAATATATGAAAAATACAAAAAAGATAACAATAAATGTGATTACACAGACATGATTGAAGATTTTAATCATCCAGATATTAGGGAACCTGATATTGATGCACTTATTATAGATGAGTGTCAAGACAGTAATCGTCCTCAGACAAAAGCTATTGAAAAAATGGCCACCAATGTAAAAGAGGGTCACTATTATTTAGTGGGAGATGCGGATCAAACTTTATTTGAATATGCGGGATCAGACGCAGACAAATACCACAAATTAGCTGCTCATCCTTATAAAGAATTAAAAGAAGGCTTACGATGTAGTGCAGCTATAAATAGAAAATGCAAAGAAATTATTTTAGATATTTGGAACCACTATAAGTCTCATAAGGTATGGACACCAGCCAAATACACTAAGAAACATGGCATGGGCCATATAGGCGAAGTTATTAAAGGCAACGGCTATTATTTATCTGACTTGCATGGTTCTAGCCATTTAGATATTTTATTAGATAAAATAAAAAACACTAATCAAACATTTTTATTTACATACAGAGGAACGCCAGGGGACATTCGTTGTACAAAATTCTTTGATTCCCATGGATTAGAGTATGCCCATGTTAAAAATTCAGCTCATGTATCTAAAAAAGAATTAAATGCTCACAAGATGTGGCCAGAGTGTCTAGACGGTAAACCAATGAGCCGTACTCAGGTAAAACATTTCTGTGAATATGCAGGAAGTAAAGTTAAAGTTAGATTAAAAAAAGGAGAAGTATTAAATTTTGATAATTGGGTTAACAAAGATTACACAATTGATGAGTTAATACATAAACAACTTTTTAAACCTGATGTTAAGCAATACAGAGATTTTGATCTAGTAAGGATACCTTCTAAAACTACAAAAGAAAAATTAATTTACATTAAAAAAGTTTTATCAAAAGGGTTTGATTTTGATAAAAATATTCAAATTAAATATGGAAACATTCATGAAGTCAAAGGCCTAACATTTGATAATGTTATTGTAGATCATACTCTGACACGAAGAGAAAAAGATTGGTTTACTCAATTACGACTAGCATACACAGCATACAGTAGAGGAGTCTTTGACTACTGGACTTTAGCATCACAAAGAAAACTAACCCTCGGGGAAAAATGAAACCATACGATAAACAAATCGGAGGATCACACTATCAGAAATTTAAAATTCAGCCGAGTAAATTTGTAATTGAAAATGAATTACTCTATCCGGAAGGATGCGTTATAAAATATATCTTGAGACACAGATTGAAAGGAAAAAAACAAGATTTAGAAAAAGCAAAACATTTCATCGATATGATTATAAAAAGAGATTACCCATAATGTGTGAAGTTCCACAACTAACTGATCTAGATTTAACAGACATAGATACAGTTGCCATTGACTTAGAAACCTATGATCCTAATTTAAAAACAAAAGGGTTAGGAGCGATTAGAAAAGATGGTTTTGTTTGTGGCATAGCAATTGCTACAAAAAAACAAACTTTATATTTTCCTATTGCACATAACATGACAGACAATCTAAACACCAAAGAAACATGGGATTATTTGAACGAAAAAGTGTTTAAAAACAAGGGTTTACGCAAGGTATTTCATAATGCTATGTACGACGTATGTTGGATTAGATCGGCAACTGGAGAGATGCCACAAGGACCATTGCTCGACACTATGATTGCAGCTTCTGTAATTGATGAAACACGAATGAAATATTCTCTGGATTCAATTAGTAAAGATTATCTAAAAGAAACAAAATACAAATACGATTTGACAGCTAAAGTTTTAAAATGGTCTGATGGAATGATAAAAGATCCTATGACTAACATGCACAAACTTCCTCATCACTTAGTAAAAGATTATGCAGAACAAGATGTTAACTTAACTTTAAAATTATGGCAGCTGTTTGATAAAAAATTGGACGAAGTATTATATACTAAATATGATGAAGAGGGCAACCCTGTTGAAGAAAAAACTTGTAGAAAAATATTTCAATTAGAAACTAAATTATTTCCTTGCCTGGTTGACATGAAGTTTAGGGGAGTTAAAATAGATGTCCAAAAAGCTAAGACTTTTGGAAAATGGTTAGATAAACGTAGAGATAATCTAATTAAATTAATAAAAGATCGAACAGGTGTAGATGTACAAATCTGGGCCGCATCTTCTATTAAAAAATTATTAGATCAACAAAAAATTACAGACTACAAAAAAACAAAAGATAGAACTAAAAAACTTAAAGATAAAAAAGGCAAACCTATTATCAATAAAGAAACTGGTAACGTTAAAACAGAAACAATTAAATCTATAATACCAAAACTACCAAAAGATTATTTAAAGACTCACAAGAATCGTTTCTTACGGATGATTGTAACAGCACGAGAATGCGATAAAGCTAAAAATACTTTTATCGAAGGTTTATTAGGATTTGTATATAAAGGTAGAATACATGCAGATATAAACCAGATTAGATCGGACCAAGGGGGAACGGTTACGGGAAGATTTTCTATGGCTAATCCTAATCTACAACAGATTCCAGCAAAAGGTATGATTGGTAAAAAGATGAGAGAGTTATTTATTCCTGATGATGGATGTGTATGGGGTTCATTTGATTACTCGCAACAAGAACCACGGATTGTTGTTCATTACGCATTAAAAACTTACCTATATTCTGAAGAAAAAAAAGAAGTAGCATTAAATTTAATAAAAAGTTTAGAAACAATTGAAGAAGCTTACAAAGAAAAAGATGTAGACTTTCATCAA